GTATAATATTCGCAGTCCAAAAGCATTTCGATTGATTTTCTAATATAATGTGATCTCGTCTTTGTGAATTTTATAGATTCTCCATCGTCAATACGTGCAGGATTGCGAATCTCTTCTTTTTTAAAGCGTTGAGAATCGACTAGATACTCTTCCATTTTAAAGAATTCAGGATAATTGTAATCCTTGATTCCCGTCATAGGCCCACTAATATATATGTTGTGATTTTTTACCATGTGGCATAATACCATGTTTTGATGGACAAATCAAGATATTCTACCATAAATAATTACTACACATGGTTTTAAGTGAGATTTCAGCCCTATCAGCATTCCCCAATGAGGCTATTTTAATAACTGTCGCCGATACTACCCCTTTCAACAACGGGCGTCTCGGTATAAGTTTCGTAGATTCTTACTATAATTATGGAGATGAAAAATTTAAATGGGATAATCTTCCTCTTCTTCCCGCAAATGAACTAGATGATAATAATACTTTGACAGCTCTAGCACCTCCTTTTGAACGTGTTAATATGCCAGATGTTTTTCCTCTAGTATATACAGTTTCCGGATTTACTGATCATTTACATCTCGATTTTCAAGGTGGCACAAACCATATCAACGTCTATCCTAGCCGCCCATATCCTATAATAACTTATGATTCGAATAGTAAAGTTCTTTACATTTCTGCGGGACTTCTCCCTTTAACGGCATTTCCCTCTAATGTAAAAACAGAAGAATTTAGAAAATTAAATGTTTCTACTCCTCTTTTACCATTACCTTCTACAGTGACTATGGATGGTGTCTATAAATCAGCAGCGGTTTTTGGCAAAACCGTCTTTAGCTATACTAAACCTTTTTTTAATAATACTGCTCCATTATTTATTCGATTAACTGAAAATAGATTTCCGAAAACAGGATTTGCTGCAACAACTACTTGGTCGAGATATTCAGAGAAAATAAAACCTGCATCTTTTTTAACAAAGATAGATGTTGCGGGAACATCATTTAGTGCAATCGCGGATACAGATGAATATATCACTGAATATAATTGTTACTGGGATCGAACCGTAAATGCTCTATCATATCCAGTGACAAATATCAGCCATGTAGATACATTAATCTCTCCGGATATATATTATTCCAATGGTGATACAGGTGAAATACCACGCCTTTACATAACAGGAAATGTCGATCCTTGTGTAAGTCAGATCAATTTTCAAAGAATTTCCAGCGGATTGAGATATTATCAACAATTATCTATAGAACCAAAAGATACATCTCCTGCATCTCCTATTTCGGCATTCTTCTTTCCTGCGAATACTGATGTAAATGTATGGTATGAAACCTCGGCATATCATGTGGGAGATGTTGGATCATTATCATCTCGAACTTTAGGAACAAATTATTTCGCAATAAGCGCAAAGGCTATTCCACAGACTAGCTCTACATCTGCATTATCGGCAGCTAATATACCTATCTGGGGATATGGTGCCGACTTTTCATATAATGGACAAAGAGCATTTACTATTAATTTCATTCCATCGGCAGGAATTATCGCCAACGATCTTTCATCTGTCACAGTAGGTGTGAAAATGGTCGATAATTATTACCAAACCTCAATGGATTTACCAAGTGCAAACTGGCTAGTAAAATCTAAATTTATCGGTCTTAATACTAATAATATGGATAAATTATCTGCGGTAAATCAATATTGGTTAACCCCAGGTGTGAATGTTTATTCTTTAGAGGGTAAAGAATTCACCACAACACCGACGATTAAATTTATTAACAGTTTAAGTGCCGATATTGTCGCTACATATGATTTAAATTTCACAACCACTATAACTTGGAATGATGTAGAGGGATTAAGAACATCCTATTATCAACAACCACTTTCTTTCGTCCTCAATCCTGATAAATCTGTTGTATTCCTCACGCAAAGTAATGTAACTAGTAATTCTGTTGACATCAGGGGTTCAGTGTCGCCAGAATATGACGAATCAACTATAGTCCGGTGGTCAGTTTTTCCACCTGAAAGCGTTATTATTAGAAACCTTGAGGATTCGAGTATCATTACGCCTAACACAAATATACCAGGTGGAACTCTTTCTGTTCGTATAGAAAATTTAGGAGTGGATGATACCACTGTCACTCTCTTTGTCCCTCAGTATGGGAGAAGCGCATCCACAACATGGACTCCTCCTAACAATATTTGGAGCGATGTGACAATGAGAGTTCTCGGTTCGGTAAACGATTACGATCCTGTAAACACAGGGTCTATCTCGGCATTTTTTGTTCGCAACAATTCATTGTTCCGTGTCCCAACCGATGCAACCATAAGATGGTCTTCCACGTTGAATGATCCGGATGCATCCTTAGATTTCCATACACAGACCGATCTACCGATTGTTAAAAATTCTACATATCCTTCGACGAATCTATATTCTCTAATCGAAGGCGATTTCCAATCATCGACGACAATTTCCGGTCCCAAAAATGTTGATTTTAGAGTGAACTGCTCAGTTTTCAATTCGTCATATAGTTATGACGCAAGTCGCTCTTTTTATCTCCGAGAATATCCTGAAAACAGCAACGTTTTTATAGATATTTCCAGCAATCAGAACCCCAATATTATTTCAAGTGAATACTATACGACTGTTGTATATGAGAACTCTGCAAAGGTAAAGCTAACTGCTGATATCGACACCTTGAACATTGTGTCCAGTTCAGTTAAATGGTCAGTTGATAATATCCTGTATACTGGTTCGTCTGTCATGCTGAATATTAGTAGTGCCGAAGTATGTGTAAATATCAGTGCATTAGACGTTTCTCCTTCAACAGGAGGATTCGGGAAATATAATTTCTACGATTCAGTTTGTTTCTATATCCTTTCCACATTGATTCCATTCGAATATGTAGCCTTCCCGTCGATCAATTATCTTCCGACAGTAAATTCTAATTTAGATAATTATACTAGCACTTATATTGCTATGTCTTCTTACAGTGCATGTCATACGGAAAATATATACTTCTCCGCATTAAGCGGATTTGATGAATATCATTGGTCTGTTGAGGGACAGACTACCATAACCACGACAAATACGGCATTGGTTCCAATCGACACTACTATACTTGGGGCAACTAATGATGTTTCTGTCTCGGCATTCAATCTCTATTTCCCGAACACTAATCCACCATCAATATACAACACTGCATCATCTGACGGTTCACTGTATAACAGCCCTCTCACATTGCATCCTTTTCCGCCAACAACATTAACATTATCTTTGGATAATAACTTGGTCGATATGAGACAAGTAACCGATAGAAATGTGAATTTTAATGCAGCTTTCTCGGTCGTCGATCTATCGGCATCTACATTCCAATTAGTATTATCATCTACTGAGGGTATTGTTAAACGCGGAATAACTTTATTCGACAACAATGTTAATTTCAGTGATTCTTTCAATTATGGTGAATTTGATATGTTCACCATAGAAGAGAATTCTCTATATAAATTCAATGTGTTTTTAGAAGGAAGTGCGAATAAAACTATCAATGGTTTTGATTTCTGTTCTGAGGTTCAGCCGATAACATCAAACATTCTAACGCTCACTGCATTTGATGGTCCCGATCTTAGTATATGGACATCCCATAATGTCCTAACAACGACAGAAAATGCGATCATATATAACACTACCTTCAACACACCTTTAAACCCATTCACAGCATTCGATTTCAATAATGGGAATGGGACGACTACGACTCGGTTAGGTTTCGGCCCCTTCTCTGCCTCATATAGTGTCGGGGAAACGACATATACATTATCAATGACTGGGTATAGATCAAACGGTCAAACAGTCTCAGCCAAATGGGAAGATTTCTTCATTTTAGAAAAAGGGAAAGAATATGATCCAGATGTTAATCGCAATGCATCTATACCGATTGAACTACCTTATTCTTTAGCAGATGTAACAATATCGCCGAATTCATGGCAATTTTCTGAAACCTTGAATACATCTTTTAATCGCATGAAAGATAATATAAATTATCTAAATGCTAAATGTTTCTTAGCACAAAACTATCTTCCAAAGTATGCAATTGGGACATATGGAAAATATAAAGGTATTGTGAAATGGAGATTTGATGAAACATTAGCTAACTTAGAAACTAACGATATTAATACCCGTTATGATGATATGGTTAAGTTTGGACAATATATCTTGTTGGTTAATAATTCTAAAATAGAGGTTAGACGCGACGATATATCTATGACTCTATTGAACACTATCGAAACTATCACAGATGTCGAGCAGATCGTCAACCCTACAAGAATTCAGATTTTAGGTGACAGAATTATCGTTCTCGATGAAGCAAAGAATAGCATCTATGTATGTTCTCTAGATGAATATGATTATAGTTTCACACTGAGTCATTATTGGGGAGGAATAGGTTCCAAAAATAGCCGAACAAAACTTAATAAACCGACCGATATGATCGTATTGAACGATACCATATATGTTGTCGATAATGACAGCGATAACATCAAGGTTTACAATAAATTCTTAAACTGGACGAACAACATACAAATCGCTGACCCTTTAGCTATTGCAGGATTTGATGATACTCTTTTCGTATTAACAACAAACGGTGAAATTCATAGATTTGAAAATCTGATCGAAACTGAAGTTTTCCAAGGTGCAGTAGGAACAAATATAGCATACGATGTCGAACAAAATAAAATCTATATTGCATCCACTGATAGAATTAATGTATTTTCTGAAAATGGGTCATTCATCAACACTATTCAAGATATCCCCAAGATGAACATCAGGAATGTAGTCATTCAAAGGAAAGAGCTTTTCGTATTGAGCAATAATATTATCGTTAAGATGTTCGACCCGTTGAATTACGAAAAGATAACATCGCTAGAGACATTCGAGAATACAAATATCTCTTACAGAATTCACCCTAATGAACCAGTCTCCTCGTTTATCATAAACGATAGTATTAGTAGACTTGGAGGAATATTGTCAACTCTAAATAATTCATTAACTTCTCAAGTATTGAAGTTTTTCGATAATGATGATGTTTTCTTATATTCAACCCTATCAGCCGCAACATATACTGGTGGATGTAGTGATGCAAATCTTGGAATAAACGAATTGGTTAGTTATGAAACCATCAATCGTGAAATATTCAAACTATACAAATGTATCGAAGATACGAAAGATTTCATCGACGGTTTAGATAACTACCCTGTTTTACCTCCCTTCTGGACATGGATATATCATAAAATTGATAAAAACCAAAGACCGAATCTCAATAAAACTCCTCTATCTTGGGAAGAAATTTCTAGTGCAAACCCAGCATATAGCGGGATTACATGGAACAGTATCCAATTCTCGACAGGTTATGAAAATAATTTCCCTGTTAATTGGAGATGGGTCGATTTATCATCCACTTGTCTGAATGCAACTACATGGTCTGAAATGGAATCAGGCAGTGCAAAAGATTTTACATGGGAAGATTTGGAAGACCCGACACCTTACATCCCTCCCCAATTTCTATTTGATAGGTGTAAATAGTAATATTAAATAATTACCTCGATGTCCATCCTCTCCTCAAATTGTAAAATAAACCCTGATTGTGATATAGTTATTCCTATAGATGAATATTCAAGCATAGGGGATTCTATTTCGGCAATGAATCTAAATTTTAGAAATTTAGACATAACATCGTGTAATCTTTTAGCTAGTGCTGCCGACCTTTGGTCCCCTGCATATCTAACGCTCAACACATTGAGTGGTGATTGGCTAAGTATGCTCACCACCATCGAAACATATAGTTCATGTTGGAATACGACATATGATACTGTTAAATCTTTAAGTGCATTCTGGTTAAAACCTATCAGTATGATCTATCCATATCCTTTTGAGGAAGACGTATTGAACCCAGAAACCACAGTAGAAGCATGGGTAAACGAGACGTTCCCAGTTAGAACCAATGATTGTTTTAATTTCATAGTCGGTCAAGAGATGTATATATTCACTCCCGAATACACTGAAATAAACAGATTTGTTACTGCCGACTCGGAGTTATTTGATTTAGATGACCCTGTTGCCTCCATACCGAGTGGGGCCGGAATAAAACTACGTAAACCTAATGCCACCGAAAGTAAAAAATATGGTGAGTTCCTCGTGAAAAGCGCAGAAAACTCTTATAGAATCACGATGATGGGGCAGTATAGTTGTATCTCTAGAACGACCGCATTGGTTATAAGGGTTGATTTTAGTATTGATTCTATCGGATCGGTCGGAGTTGTCGTGCCCGACAAATTCATCAATAAGATCGTCGGGTTAAAATTTAAAATTGATTCCGAAACATATACTTGGTCGTATGCAGAAAATATTTACAATACTGTTTAATGAGTGACATACCATCATATCAATATCTAGGTAATTCACTATTATCTATCAACGATCAGTTTCAGCAGTTGAATATATCAACATGTAATTTACTATATTCATCTTCTAATTGGAGCAGTTTATCCGAGACTTTGAACAATATATCTGACCGATTAAACGAAACCTTTTCGGTGGTTTCCGAAATAAGTGGTAGATGGAAATCATCGAGTGATATAGTTGCAAACTTATCTAAATATTGGCTCCAACCTATAATGGTAGTCTATCCAACCTCATTCAATGTTGCCGTGGATGTTGAAACTGTTGCCACTTGGATTAATGCTCAAAATCTATACTCATTAAATCCTATAAATTTCTACGAAGATCAGTTAATAAGAGTCGAATGTATAACTAAGAATTATAATAGTCAGAGTCTTGTAGGACAGGCATATTTCAAGAAATTATTATCCACCGGAGTTGTAAGTGGTTCTGCCGCCAGTATCGATCAAATACTAGTTCAAAGAGATGAGAAAGTATCAGAATATGGTGTGGCCAATCATCAGGTGCAAAATTACCTATCTCTTAAAAATCAGATCGATCTTATCATCTCTGCTATAAATTCCCGAACATCAAAATATAAAATTGCTGCTATCACGGATGTTGCAGGATTAAGAGAAATAAAGAATTATATCACATTCAGTAGTATTCGTGGAACTTTCTCTTCTACGGAATGGTCATCAATTTCTCAGATTGATTTAAAACAATTGTATAGTTTAATAGATCAATTTAAAACCATAGATCGTATTTTTGCTCCTCTTGAAATAATTGTCTCTGAAATAAGTGAAGAAGACCTACTATATTTCGACATCGGGAATGTCTATAACAACATAGTTCATGCACTGTATTTTAAACGTGTAGGAACATCGTGGGTATATTGGCCTGATCCGCTCATCGATATATGTTTAGCTAATAACTGCGTTCCTTGTAATGATCTAATTGATGTGAATGGACAATATACTGTTGACCGTTCTTGTCCAAATCAAGCATCATATCTGTTAATAAGATGCCCTGAAAATGCTGTTGACGACTTCCCCGTTCCAACATTATCATCGATGATAACAGGTAATTCAATATTCAGCGAATATCAGGGACAATTTGTAGATTTAAATATCGGCGGGGATATTGCCAAGTATTACATAAGTGTGGCTGATACTATTAGTTATCCCGCATCGAGTTATCTATTACCAGGAACTTATACATTCATAGGCGAATCCGATTATCAATCATGTATTTCTTATGGTATAGAACCATTAAATATCTCTACTCCACAAATTGTAGATATCCTCAGTGAGTTATTCTCTTAATGTATGAACGATAAAAAAATAATAATGGCAGGTCTTGCAAATAATAAAACATCTCTCGGTGAGGTGTTTAGAAGATATATAGATTGTTTTCGTTCTTTTTCAAATCCAGACATATATGATCTTCAATCTTATCTCGGAAATAAAGAATTTAAATTAGATTTATTTCCTCAGTATGAAGGTCCGATAGATCATGATATTAAATATTTTCACTCGACATTTGGTTTATATAAAAATATAAAATCTAAAACTAAACCATTAGCCAGAAACCCGAATGTAAAGAAAATAGGATATTTTGTTTGGGAAAGTTCTGAAATACATGATGAAGATATTCCAGTCTTAAAAGATTTTGACGAAATATGGACTGCAAGTAACTACTGTAAAGACGTTTTTTCTAAATACATAGATTCAAATCTTATAAAAGTAGTTCCGCACCCAATACCAGTTCCTAAAAAGATTCCAAAAAAATATAATAATTTCACAATATTAATTATGGGAAATATTTCTAGTAATGTAGATCGTAAAAATATTGCTGGTAACTTAGAAGTTGCTAAAATAATAAAAGAAAATCATAAAGATGTTAACGTAATTTTTAAAACTTTTACGGGTTCAGATAGCGAACGTGGTCAGTTGAAACAAATAATAGGAGATTCTAAAATAAAAGTTATAGACGAATATTATTCATCAGAAAAAGTTCAAGACCTTATTGGTAAATGTCATGTATTATTATCTCTTCATCGTAGCGAAGGTTTCGGTTTAACTCTTGCAGAAGCAATGGTAGTCGGGACTATTCCAATCGCAACAGGATATTCTGGAAATGTTGATTTTATGAAAGATTTTGACTTTCTTGTAGATTACAAATTAGTAGATGTATCAGTTCCATATTTCAAAGGACAATGGGCCGAACCAAATAAGAACGATGCCATAAGTAAATTAGAAAAAATATTAAATGAAAGAAAAGATTTATCATTAAATATAAAATTAAATTCTAGTTTTTCGTTTAATAGTATCATAAATAGTTTACAGAATCTACTAAAATAGTATGGAACATTTCTATAAAAATATACAAGGATATTTCAATTTCGAATTTTTATACTCTGATGTAGTAAAAATCGGTGTTGCTAAAGCAGTTAACCAATTTATATCACAAAAAGGATTAGATGTTCGTGCATATAAATCTACATGGATTTGTGATAAAACTTCTCTGATTACGTCAAATATAAATAATTAATAAATCATATCATGAAAAATAAATTTGGTATAGTTATAAGAACTTCACAAAGACCTGATAGAGAAAATTATCTTTCTCAAACAATAGAAAATTTGAATCGTTCTAAAGTTTTTTTGTCTGAACAATTATCTTTCTTTTTTATATTTGATACAAACTGTGACGGAAAACATAATCCGAACGAAAACGCTTTACGTTGTCTAAAAAAAGCTAGCGAACATGATGTAGATTGGATAATCTTCCTCGAAGATGATATAGACGTTATAGATAATTTTTTACCATCTGTAGATACGTGGTTAAGGGATTGTTATGATGACAAATATATTCTTTACCCATTATGCGCCGAATACAAAGATGTTTTAGAAAAAAAAATTGCGTGGAAATATCCTATTTCTGCTTTTTATGGAACGCAGGGGTATTGCGTTAAAAAAAATAATTTAATAGATTTAATAGATTTTTTAGAAAAAAATAATAAAGGAAGAATATCTGGTCATGATATTTTGATAAAAGAATGGGCATCTTCAAAAAATTTGAATTTTTTTTTAACACCTTGTCCTAGTTTTATCCAGCATATAGGAAATAAATCTACCTTACATTTAGGAAGATTTCATACATATTCGTCTTGGCCTGGTCGAGATTATAATTATACACCTCGATCATCTATCTTTAACACTAAAGAACAAACACATCGTCCAGTCAGTCTAGGACTATGTGAGTGTTTACAAAATTTTTTTGATATAAATGAATATGTATATGATCTAGGGTGTAGTACTGGTAGATATATAAATTTTTTAAAAAACAAAGGGTTTAATATTAAAGGATTTGACGGAACACCTGATATAAAAAATATATCAGGATTAGAAGAGATTGAAGAATTTGACTTAACATTTCCATTAAATTTACCTAAAAAAGGAAATATATTATGTTTAGAAGTTATTGAACATATAAACAAAGAATATGAACATATTATTTTAGACAATATAATAAATAATTGTTCTAATAAATTAGTTATTTCTTGGGCTATTCCTGGTCAAGGGGGAAAAAGACATGTAAATGAGCAAAAATCTGAATATGTTTTGGAAATTTTTAAACAAAAAAATTTCCAATTAAATAAAGAACTAACAGAAACATTTAGAAATGTTTCTGGAAAAGACCTCCAATGGTTCAGTCAATCAATATATGTATTTGAAAAATCCAATATTTAAAGAGGTCTTATGTTCTAAGACTGAAGCCGCTGGGTCTTGCCTAGCGGTAGTTCACCACAAAAGAAGTATGGAATTTTCATGCTCATGAGTTGATCAATAAGAAAAAGTTATATAAATAGATAGTATGTTCAAGAAATTCTCCGATGCCTATAAAGTAGTCTCTAATTTGGGACAAATTCAAGTTGTTGTTTCGGCGGCATTTGTCGCTATTGTTAAAACAGCAGATATTCTCGCTTTCATCTTGGCCCAAACCTCGGATACCAAACTAGGTAAAGTGGTTGATGAATACCTCCCACCTGTCATTGCTATTCTCGATAAAGTCAAAGGTATAATTCTTAAATATGGTAAATTCGTCGGATTTGACGGCGGTGCTGTTGCGAGTCAGAGTGAAAATCTTCTCGACGATTTGAAGAATTTGGATAAATCTCTCGATGAACTTCTTAAATAATCTTTCAAAAAACTCTGTTAAAGCTCTATTTGCATTGATAATCATATTAAGCATAGTAGCAGGTTTTTTCACAGGACTAGTCCCTGTAGAATTTTTCACAGGGATTTCTGGCTTAATTATCAGCCACTACTTTGAAAGTCAAAAAACAGAAATAGTCCAGAAGCAATTGGATAATACTATATCAGAGTTGCAACAAGCAAAATCTGAAAATGTGGAACTTCTTGCATTTAAGAAAAAATGAAAAAACTGATATTGGTATTTGGGCTACCTGGAGCAGGTAAAACATCCTTTGCTAAAAAACTCAATGGAGTCATTCCCAATTCCTGTCATATAAATGCCGATGAAGTTCGTGCGAAATATAACGATTGGGACTTTTCGGAAGAGGGTAGATTACGTCAAGCATATAGAATGCGCGATTTGGCAGATTCATCTAACGAAGAAGTGGTCATTTTAGATTTCGTATGTCCCAAAAAAATCTATCGAGATATAGTCGATGCAGATATTATGTTTTTCATCGATAGGATTGCCATCAGCCGCTTTCCCGACACGAACAGTATCTTCGAGCAACCGGACGACGAAGATGTCGTCAGAATTAAATAAATATATACTGTGGCTCAATCTGAATTCAAACAGGGTATATTCTCACCTATAAACAAAAGCAAGTGTTTGAATAAAGGTCAAGTTGTATATCGGAGTTCTCTCGAACTACGTTTAATGCAAAAACTTGACAATAATCCCCTAGTGTTAGAATGGAGTTCAGAAACTCATGTTGTCCCATATATTAAACCTGGACCTGTCCCAAAACCAGCAAGATATTTCGTAGATTTTTATTTCAACATTCAACTCGGAGAACAGCAGAGAAAGTTCCTAGTGGAGGTCAAGCCCCACAGACAATCCCTACCACCAACTCTACACGGCAATAAGAAGATGTCTACCATTCTATATGAGAATATTCAGTATGCAATCAACAAAAGTAAGTGGGAAGCAGCAGAAAAATATGCAAAGGGAAAAAATATGACATTTATAGTTATCACAGAGAAGAATATAGATCAGATCACAGGAACGAATAAATAGAATTTGACATGTCAACAAAAACCCGTGCTCGTAAAGTCGGTTCTTCTCTTTTGAAGAAAAACACATCATCTCTATTATTCGCTCCATCATTTGAATGGACAGAAAAACAAAGAACAATATTAGACACGATGAATTATGGGAAAACTAACTGCGTCATCGTGAATGCATTGGCAGGGACAGGTAAAACAACTCTTGCGATCTATTCTGCATTACAGCATCTTCAAAAGGGTCTTGTTGATAAAATCTTGTATATTAGAACACCAGTTGAAGCCTCCCATTCCAAGCTTGGTTATTTGAAGGGGTCGCTTGACGAGAAGTTCGGACCTTATGCTGAGATTCTATTTGAAAAACTTAGGGAATTTCTCTCAGAGCAAGAAATAACAAATCTCATTGCAGAGAAAAAGGTTGAAGCAGCACCAGTTGCATTCTTACGGGGCCATGATTTCAAACGCACAATCGTTATCGTAGACGAAACACAGAACCTCTACATGAATGAGATTATGACTGTTGCCACACGTATTGCGGTAGGAAGCAAACTGTTCGTTCTCGCAGATGAAGATCAGTGCGATCTACCTAAGAAAGATCAAGATGAATTTATGAAATTCGCTCGTCTGTTCAGCGATAACGATTCGATGGAGAATGGTATTTTCTACTTCGAATTGAAAGATGCAGTGGATGTTATGCGTAGTGATTTTGTTCGCTATATTTCTAAGAAATACAGCACCTACAAGAAGGCTTTACCTTAATCCCCAAATACGAAATTTCTCAAGAACTGCGGTCCAAACCATACATCTCAGTTGGTGTCTCCAATGTTCATGTTTGTGGACTCGTGTCTTAACATCTTGAATGTAAAGATTAACTAATTTTTGGTTAAGGGGCGGTACGTGTTCTCGCCAAGTGATTCTATGCGGAAAATATAAAAGCTCATGGTTCAATTTATGCATAAATTGCATAACACCTCTTTGTAGATTTTCTGCAAGTTTGGGATTGGTTTCTTCTTCTCTTAGGGAATTCAGAAAATCGACCAAACGATTGTCTTGTTCGGATGAACCGAAGGTATTATAGTGGATTTTTTTCATACTTAACTATATGCATGTTTATCATTGTTCGTTTTATGTGAAATTATTTCAAAATCGCCAACAAAAGGGTCCGAATCATCAAAGTTAACAGCGAAATCTATTCTCGCTTTTTTATCAATTTCCGTAGTCTTTTTAGCTGCCGCGACAATATCACTAAAAAACTGAACTTGAACTCTATTCCAAAAAAAGGTTCTCATAGGCTCTTTCAAAACCATAATACATATAGGTTTCCAGTATGGCGGTCCTTGGATACGTATATGGTTCTTAACACCTTCTAAAGTAAACTTCGTTTCATTATTGAACATTAGTTTCCCATAAGACCCTTTTTTTTCCGAAAGGTACTTCAACAGTTGCGTGGCATATGCCCATGCATCATCGTATGAATTAGTAAAAAAATCTATATCACTAGGGTCTTTAATAGGGTTTTTTCTTGAGATCGAAAGTCCGATTGACCCTCCCAATGCGAGTTTATGTTTTTTAGCTAAATTTAAAAGTAAAGAATTCGCCGTCACCCACTTATTATCCAAGGGAGAATATAATTCTCTAAGGTTTGTTATTAACTTTGATTCAGATGCCATAATACTTATATTATAACATCTTATCCTTCCCGTGTCAACAAAAAATCCTACTGTACGATTCTACAGTAGGATTCTCTGCGATGGAAAGATCAGAATTGCCTGATCTTTAAATTTTGTCGTTGAAGTGGTCGATGGCATCTTTCAGCATCGAAAGTTCTTCTTTGGTAATTCTAACTTTGCCGTTATAATCATCGGTGATGGTAAATTGGCCATCATCTTCGCGGCTAACGATTGGGCAGCACGAACCTTTTTTACACAGTCTGACTTGGTCTTGATTCATTATAATCATAATAAAGGTATTTATTTAACTAGCAAATGAAATGCAAAAAGAATTTCACTTCAATCGATTCATTATTTGCAATTTCTCGAATTCGTCTTCCATCGTCGATAGAATCGACTCTTTCGTTTCGATAACTCCACCATCTGGTCCTATGTATTCTGCAATAAGATCGATCTTTTTCTGGACATCTCCTTCTAATGCTATCATTGCAGGTTGATCATTCGGGTCGAAAAGAACCCCATCATTACCGTTATAACTGTCAAATATACCTCTAAATATCTCATCGATTTCTGCTCGGAAAAGAGGATCAACATCTCTATTTTCTGCATCGGTAATAATGATATCTGAATTCAATGGTAGCCAGAATATAATATCCACCATTTTCATCGTCTCCTTACATAGAAGAAGTGATTCTGCAATAAAAGAAGAATCTTCAATACGACCTTTCTCTACTCCGTAAAGGGTATATGCAATATTGTCAATAACTGATCGGTCATATACGACATTTTTCTCTCCTGCCATCTCTAATACCTGATCAAGTAAGACATCGCGAATGATCCTCTGACTATCAGTATCGCCTTGTTGGTTAAGATTCAGATTTTTCTCCTTAACCATCTCCCGATAGGATTTACTGGGAGTTTTATACATCGGCCAATTATGTTTGAAATTCTCGACCAGAGTTGTTTTACCGTTACATTGAGTTCCGCAGAAGACTATTTTCATTGCTATATTATAATATATTTTTATCCCATTTCAACCTTTTTCTTCATCTGGTTTATAGAATTTGTATTTTTTCTTGGGATTTTTCGGTGCATCATCTTTTTCTTCCAAAGAGGATATGTATTTTTTAAGATACTCTAAATTATCAGGTGTCAAGTCATCCTTGACAACTACAGGGTCGATATCGTTTTTTTGTATCAGGACCATTTTATGCTTCTTACAGACACGAAATATGTCCGCAAGAAACTCTCGTGCTTTTCTATTCATCATTTTTTAGGGTGAACTATTTTTAAATTATGTATTTTCATATAATCATTTACCGAATCCATCATAAAATCGTCGGGCCATTTATAGATATTACCCTTATCGTCGGATAGAAAGAGAACTCCGACCTCATCGTTCTTCTTTTCTCTACGAAAGATATTATCGTAATTATCCCAATATGCCTTTAAATTCGCTCCTTGTCGGATTTTATCACCTTTTCCTGCTTGACTATTCATGGATTATAACTTATACTACATCAATCAGTAAATCAACAACAATTTATGTTAAACAAACCTTATAAATTCCGCAGAGAAGATTTCGATCAAATCCTCTTCACCTCAGATCAACATTATAATCACGACCCAAAATGGGATAAACCATTATGGTCACTCCGTGGTTTTAAAAATGTCGATGAGCACGATGAATGGTTACGTTCAGAATATTCTAAAGTTTCTGCGAATAGCATTATTTTCAGTCTCGGCGATCCTGCCCTTAATAGCACTCCTGAAAAAATGCTCGGGTTGTTCAATTTGACCAGTGCTCATATCTACCATATTTGGGGTAATCATTTCAGTTGTGATTATGCAATATATAGAAATGCGATGAATGGATATTTGTGGAACCAAAATGACGGTATTGATCCGACTCCGTTGGATGTGACCTTACCACTTCAATATGAAATCTACCCTTTCACAATTTCAAGAATGGTGAGAGACGATGTTATACATGTGAAATATCCGGAAAAAATGGTTGTAGATGGATATCCTGGGGTTGCACCTTCGTCTCTACCATTCCCGTTACAGGTGATGACTTTTCTAGGAACAAGTGCTAATATTCAGATTGATAAGAGGCTGATCCACCTTAGCCACATGGCTCCTCTAATCTGGGAGAGAGGTGCCGTTGCATTATTGGGACATTCTCATGGTGATCTAGAAGGCGCACAGCCTTCCGATAAATCTCGGGGGAAGATGTTCGATTGTGGAATTGAAAATTCTAAGAATTACAACGGTTCAGCATTCTTCACATTTGAAGATGTGGTGCGAATCATGGACAGCAAACCAAATATATCCCTTGATCATGCAGACCGATGAAATAGAATTGATGGGGCATTTTATGGGACGTAGGGAAAGCCAATGTTTGGCCGATATTATCCAGAAATATAGGCATGAATTCCCTTTGGAGAGAAATATAGTAATTACGCACGGGGATGGGTTTTGGGCAAAATGCGGTGAACCGTATTATTTGAATTACGGATGGAAACCGTACATAAAGACCATATCTATCTCTAAAGAAGAATTTGACAATTTAACTATAATGGATTATTGTTCGCCAACTAAAGACTTTCCGTATCATGTTGCCATCGGTGGATATTCTACCATGACTGTCCCTGACGATACCGTTCAACTAACTCTACATTTATCATGATATTATTAACTACACCACCACCTGATATTAATTCTCAATATTCAGAACTGACCGAAGAAAAAATTCAGCTTGAGAAAAGAATTAAAGAAATACAGAAAGAGCAGACGAACCTTTTGAAACCTTATACCGTCGATGCATATATCGATAAACTTGATCAAATTTCAAAGGAATGGAATACTGCCACTAATATGCTGATGAGAGAGTTATTCAAAAAAGCGACAATTGAATAAATAATTGAATGACTGAACAATTTGATGCTTATGTTAACTCTATCTTAGAAGCTTGCTGGAAAAACTACAAACAAGTAGGAATGAAGAAAAAAGGTAAGCGAAAAGTTCCTAATTGTGTTCCTAAAACAGTTGATGAATCTGCCGCATGGCAAAGAAAAGAAGGTAAGAATCCCGAAGGGGGTTTGAATAAAAAAGGTGTCGAATCTTATCGAAAAGAAAACCCTGGTTCTAAACTTCAGACTGCCGTAACAACAGACCCGTCAAAACTCAAAAAAGGTAGTAAATCGGCAAAAAGAAGAAAATCTTTTTGCGCTAGAAGTACGGATTGGATTCCAGAAGGTGGGTGTGGTAATAAAGAAACTCGTGGTTGTAAAGCCAGAAGAAAATGGAACTGTTGATAATTTTTAAAATTCATCATCAGATAAATCTAGTGGTCGCCCTTTAGAATCTTTTTTTCCATATCCGAAAGTATTATCTAATGGTTGACCTATTGCTTTTTGCCTAGACACTTTCCTCAACATTTGCCATTCTGATGCTCCTCCTGAATGGGCATGTCCACGGTCAATACGTCTTTTCTCAAGTTTCTTTTTAGCAACATCCCACGGTTCTAATTCTGGTGCGGGTGTTCCAACATGAACTTTTTTAATATAATATTCATATCCATCAGCAAAACTATGGCGGCTTAAAGATGCCCCAACATCTATATTATGTGTTTTTAAAAAATCTACAATCGGTTCAACATATTCTTTTTCAAAGTTTGGGTTTTTCCCTTTTTCTTTATCAACAATCTTCAAATATCCTGTTTTATCAAGTATTGCATTTAAATAATCAATATCAAGTTCATACTGACCAACGAAACTTCTTTTCTCTAAAAGAACACATAGTGAACATTATTGTTTAAAATTCATAGAATTATTTATGAGATTGAAAATAAAAACTTGACAATAGTTTATTTTACGTTATAGTATTAAATATGAATGATAAAATACTATACCTCACGATGTCTCCACTTGGAGGTGGTAAAAACTATGCCGCCGAACAACTTATGCCTCTTGACCATATATTTTCGACCGATGATTTCTATATGGTTAATGGACAGTATGAATGGGAGGCGAGTAAGATTGCTCAAGCACATGGATGGAATCATAATCGGGTTGAACGCGCAATGCAGAGGGGTGTATCTCCTATATGTGCATGTAATACCAATATCACTGCGCGTGATCGTCGTCCATACAAAGTCTTAGCGAGTAAGTATGGATACGATGTAAAAATCCTTTTCCCATCATCTCCTTGGTTTAAAAGAATTCACCCTAAATTGCGTGATAAATCTTTCACAGATAAAGATGTAATGGAATTTTTCATCAGAAACACCCACAATGTGCCGTTCGAAGTCATCAAAGGGATGATGAATCGTTGGAATGAAGATGATGATTAGACTTAAATACACCGTCCAATTTAAAGAAATTGGTAAGTGGTGGACTATAGAAACAACATCTGATCTAAATTCTGCTCTCAGAACCGCTTCTCACTATGCAGAAAAGCATGGTGAACAGCAAATACGAATTATAGATGAAGATGGAAATGAGATTCAATAACTACTACCAGCCCCCGTATAACCTAGAAGTTCTACGGATGGGTTGTTGGGAGTCCATTGATATTTTATGGGATTTAGAGGAGATTCTATGGATCGCCTCTTCTCATGTCCATGCATTGGACGGATTACCAGAAGATAAAATCCGTATCATAGATAATAACAATAAGATCATCTAACAATGATGATAGACTTTATTGGAATTTTTATCGGAGAATATAAATGTATCCGATTGCCATTGATGGCCGATTAAATCACACTTTAATTTGGTGTACTGCTTTCCCGTCCCTGGACGTAAATAAGCCACGGTTATATGTGCTTTATAGTCGTCATATGCATTGGTATAATCAAGACTCTCACAGCATTGTTTATTTAATCGTGTGAGGTCTTTGGATGTAATACCCAACTTCAACACATCGTATTTCTCATTCGAAAATAAAGAAATATCTTTGATTTTAAAACTGCACGGTTTTAGATCGACAGCATTAAGGATATCTGCGAATTTCTCGGTATGAATACCGTAAAGAACAGTACAATGAGGATTTTTTTCGATCCCATGACCCTCGATATCATCATATACATCACATGGACATATCCGATTACTCAGATCGAAAATATCCCTTTGTAAAAAAGCGCAATCTAACATAAGACAAGAATAGGCACGGAGTGCATCATTTTCTTTTATAATTCTATAGAGAGTGTTGAAATTCATAGATATATTTATGGTCTCTCACCCTGTTTCTTTGATTCTTATAAATTTACAATTCAAATGTTCCTCAATTAATTTTTGGCGGATTTTATCTTTCTCCGACAGTTCTCCATTTTTATAATGATGTTTTAATTCATCATATTCATATGCCACATTATTTACCTCGTCATATCCATCTAACCAGAACCCTAATTCTTTAACATGGAATTCGCCGCCATTCAAAGCATGTCGTATATGAATGGGGGTTTCACTCTCCGTCATCAATTTATCAAAAAATGCACATGCCTTTCTATTGAAAGGTGGATGAAAAGTTTTCCCCGTTTCTTCAAGCTTTGCTATAAAGCGGAGTCTCATACGTCGGCGTTCTTCATCAGATGCCACTCGACCTGTAGCCGCTTGCCCACATCCAGACTTTTTACAGCTTTCACTTCTTTTAATATTTGACTCTATACTCGGCGGCGGTCTATTTTTATATTTTTCGCGAATATCTTTAGCACGGTCCACCCCATATATCTCTTCTAATGTTTTCCCTTTTCGCGCTTCAATGTTGATTGGTTTTCTCCCAATATTAGCCCTCCGCATCGCCTCTTTTACATGAGGCGGCATAATTTTACCATAATTTGGATTTTTCTCTCCAGAAGTTCTTGCCGATATCTCAGCCCTCCGTTCTTCGGATAATTTTTTACCAAAAGAGGGATGATTTGCGCCAGAATTAGCACAACTTCTACATCTTGAATTATTTTTAATCGAATAAGTTAAATCCTCTTTTCTTCGATATGATATTTCTTTTCCACAACTAGGGCAATTTTTTAAAAATCTATCAGAATTATCCATATATTCTGATGGTATTTATCAATATCCACGGATGAATGTTGGTAACAACGTGGAACAATTTAATACGATCAATGTTTTCTCATATAAAGTTTAAAATCTTATCTAAACTCATAAGTCGCATCAAATATCTCGTCTATGTTGAGACACCTCATATAACATCCATCGGAATATATAGATGCAGAGTGGTGAAAGTGACCGTAAAATAGTTTATTACAATAAACATGGTCGAACAGTAATTGGATATTTTTACGTTCTTCGATCAGTTCTTCTCTCAGTGGCGGGTCTTTATCGAGCCAATATTTTATCGGGGCTAGACCGTCATTAGGGTATGCGGATATAGGGGAAGAATGTGTGATTAACACATCACATTGAGGTAATTCGGTATAGTCTTCTCTTAGAACGAAAACTTCGTCTTCCCAATAATCAATTCCTGCTATTCTTTGCGTTCGGTCGATAGAGATCGCGCCTCCGACAAACAGGCATATCTTACCATTAATGTTTAGATATGTGTAATCGGGAACAAAAGTAACCTTGTCAAATTCGGCAGACCAATGATCGGGACGATAAAATGCAGGGTTAGAATGATTACCGCGAACGATTAAAATCCTTCCATTGTTCTTTATGCAAAACTCATTCAAACATGCAAGATGGTGGCGGTCAGTATATTCATAGTTGGCGAAACCCTCACCCGCATCGCCAACATGAATTAGAATAAAATCCTTAAAATCGAATTTTTCTAATTTATGAAAGAATGCAAGTGTATGGGTGTCCCCTATAAAATAGATGTTATATGCTCGATACTCTGTCATGTTACTGTAAATGCTTTTTCTTGTTTTTCTTTTGATTCTTCTGTGGTGATATATTCATGGACACCAGATGTTTTGTAAAATTCTACATCATCTTCCATTCTTTTCAGGATTTTAAGAAGAAAATCTTTCATCTCTAATCCATCTGGAGTTGTCATCTCTGCGGTCTTAATTACATCCCAGATATTATTCAGTGTATATTTTCTTAAAAAGATTTCGGCATATTTCTGCACCAATTGTTTTTCGGTCACAATAGCTACATTATCATGCAAAACATCTTGAAATCGACCTTGATCGTAATCACCGATCCATCTATGTCTTTCTGGGTCAAAAACACCATTAAAGACTCCGTATTCTTCTAGAACAACTTCGCGAATAAGCAATGTCTTAACCACTTCTGGTGGAAAAGCATCTAATGATAATAGCCATGTGGCGAACTGTTTTGTTTCGCGATTGAAAAGTGCATATATCTTACTCATTCTCTATTCTGTAAACTATCTAAATATTTCCTCACATCCTCGACTTTACACCACATACCTTCAGGTGGGTGCATTTTTTCCTCATCCATCGGGCCATAAAAACGAGGAATCATTTCCCCGTGGTCGGGTAATGGATATCCAGTTTGAACCATATCATAGACTGTAAAGGGTAAATGATCGGAGGTTTTAACCTTCGATAGAAGGTCTTTTTCCCATTGGGGAATAGTATAGTCTGAGACTAAATTATCTTCATATTCTTTAGGTGAATCCATATTCTATAATATACTCTACTTTATAGGCAAAGTCAAGCGATTTTACATCCCTACCACAATACTGTAACGTGGATGATCGATCACCGGAGAGATAAAATGAACAGCATCATATCTGAAATCAATATACTGCCCTGCCTTATCGGGGATAAAATTAAGGATATGATCATCGTCCTCACATATTAAGCCATCCTTATCCGAAGAGGTGAGAGTTACAAGATGGAGTTTTTTCACGAAGTATGCATCTCGATGCGGAACAATATAATCTCCTATATCATACCTTTGAATCTGAATAAAACTCCAGAAATTTATCACATCAAAATCCCATTGATTTTCAGATGAGAAGATTTTAGACATAAGAGAATCGGGCATATCCTCATTTTTCAATGTGCAGAATCTTGAAGGTATGTTAGGAATGAAACCATAATGTGCATCATCCATCTGCCTAGGTTTGAATGCATGGTTAAGATTCCGACATTCTTCGACTATAGAATCTGCATTAGTTATAAAATTAGGTATAAGTTTCATGTTTAGTTATGGTCAAACCAATATATACTCAAGGCTTTTATCTCACGTTTTGACCAATCTGTATGGTCGGATAATATTTTTGTCACTTCGTATCCATCATCGCATAATTTTTGCCATATCCTGATACCCAATCTATAATCTTTAATTTCAATATATACATATTTATTCCCTTTTAAACATTGATCTTTTATTTTTGAATATATTTCATCCATCGTGGAATCAAAATACGATCCATTGAAACTATCATCTGCCAATTTATTCGCTTCTTTTGCTGTCATAATTTAAATATATCCTCCAAATGTTTCTCTTTCAAAAGCTTTATTAAAACATCTCCGTGACAAGATAACGGTTTACACCAACATCCCAGAACTTTACCATCCAATTCGTATAATGAGTCCATTAATTCTTTATTTTGTCGAATCCATTTCTCATAACTTTCAATGGCCTCTTTTCTTGTATTAACTTTAAATTCTGCCAATGTATCCTTATCCTCTAAATGAGAATAAGGATTTCCCCATTTCGAAGGTCTTCCTATATAGATATCATATGGAAATTTATTGAAGTTTACTACAGTGGTCATATACGAAACTACAACTCCCTTTATATCCTTTTTTGAGATGCACCGTGACTAATGGAACCCCAAACGATGGCCATGGTTTCGGTGGAGTATCTACAAACACTATTTCTTTAAATCCGAAACCTGCCTGATTGATCGGCCTAACTCGTGATGTGAACATCATAGCATTTGCAAGACATAGAAAGACAATATTATCGGATATCTCCAATGATTTATTGAGAAATTTAGTCATCTGTGAATATGGTGGATTGGTAATAATCCAATCCACCTTCTTATCATATTCGTAAAAATCTCGCCCCTCATCGATCTCGCACCAATCTGCATTTATTCCGTATTTTTCAAATGCCCTCATAAACGCCCCTTCGCCTTTACATGGTTCTAACACAGTTTTCCCAAATGGATTGAAATAGCCCACTATTTGCTCGGCTAATGCATCTGGAGTCATTACCCGATCTTTGCCGCCTTTTGGTAAAAGTGCTCTTCCCATTTAATTTAATAAGGCCATAATCGTGGCCGGACTTTGAACTCCCGTTAATCTCTTAGTCTCTACCCCATTTTCAAATAGAATTGTCGCTGGTATTCCTCGAATACTCAATGAACCTACCCAATCAGCATTAGAATCTACATCACAAGAATAGAATTCGATGTTATCCGCATCTAATGAAGCGATTGCTTGATCATATGATCGGCATGGGCCACACCATGTTGCGCCAAATTTCACCACGACTTTAGCAGTATTATTAAGAATGGCATCCTTAGTTTCTGTTGTTATTTTTTTCATAAATTTTTAAATTTTATTAAAGTAACGAAATTCTCGATTGCATCCATAACATATCCCGCTCGATAATTTTCACCTACCTGTTCCTGATAGTATGTTCCGACTCCATCGGTCACATGGTTTTTATTAAAAAGCCCCGCATCGCGACCTATCAGTAATATCTCATTTGCGGTTAATAATGCATTTTTATAAATTTCAAAGTGATTATGATATAGACGCACTGCCTGTTCTATTTCTTCTCCACAATTTTCAGAAACACAAATAACATCGGCGAGTCTTCTCATATTTCTCACGGCTATTTCATTAGCCTCACTGACTATACTATCCATTATCGATTCGGGGGTCACTTCTGTTCTTATAGAAATAATAGCTCCTTTGTATATTTCCTCGAATATAGTCTTCTCGAAACATGTATGGTCGGCATAATCATGCAAAATAATCTCCTTAGCTATACATTTATTCGAGAAATCATTTCCATCTTGAACACATCGAAGCATTCTAGCTACATTATCATTTTGATCATGTTTAAATAAAACATCTAGTATTGTTGTTTTTGTTGTTTTCATAAATTTTTAAAATGTATGCATGTTGCGAAGTTCTCGATAGAGTCCATGACATAGTCTGCTTTAAATGAAGGCCCGCAAGTTTCTATATAGCATGAACCTATTCCATCGGCTACATTCGTAGATTCATATAAATTGTTTCCAGCATAGAGTATCAAAATATCCTCTGGTTTTAAATACTCGGATGTATATACAGTGAAATGTTTAATTATATCTCCATGTTGAGTAGCTTGATTAATGTGAATATCCTTATTGAATTCTGAAATAACGATAATATTCGCGGGATTACGCCGACAGCGAACCGCTACCTTATTAGCTTCCGATATAAGGACCGTCACTACATCTTCTGTAGTAGATTTAGATCGTTCTGAACGCCTAGCTGACCCAAGAATATCTTCTATTAATTGTCTATGAAGCTCATTTATACCAGAAAAACTTTTCAAGGCAATTTCTCTATCTCTTAAGCCTAAAGCTAATACTTGTGGAGGAAGTTCATCGGGATATAAATACCGCATCAATCGGAATGGTGTATTCCTATCTGTATGTTTAAATAAAAGATTCATTTCATTCATAATTTCTAACTTCGATTAAATAAGGGAACCTGGGGATTAATTCTCCAGGTGTATAGCCGAAAAATTGAACCGTCCCCATCTGCCCGATATAACGCTCACGGTTAACCCATAAGTCTCTACAAAACGCCTTGTTACCTTTAATATTGGAATTGAAAAACTTACCATCCACGGTCTTAAACAGTGCAGAACTCGCGATACCCGTCTTATTCCCTTCACCTTCAAGGATATCTAAAATTTCAAATTCTTCAGTATCAAACTCTTTTCTTTTGATAAGATTTTTACTTCTCTTATGTTCATAGAAACCCTCATTATCTCGAATTATCTGACCCTCATATCCATCTAAGATATATTGGGCATATAGTGTATCCAATTCTTCGCGATCTTTAGCCGAATCTGTTTTTACAAATTTTATAAAAGGATGATCGGCAAACATCGTTGCCTCCAGAATTGAAAGCCCATCTTTTCTCACCGAGAACTTAGCATCTTTAATGTTATCATAAATCCAAAATTGGATACTGTTACGACTTTCGATCAAGTCTTTATCTGTCGGTTTAGTCTTTCTAACCAATGAACATATAGCATTGAAATCATTGGCAAATTTATCACAATATAATTCCCCATCCAATAGAACATCTGTCCCAGAGTCGAAAAAGGGTTTAAGTGCTTCCTCGATATGAGGGACGCTCATATGTCTCTTACCTTTTCTAGTCCATAGACCATCGGGGCGAGCAATGCATCGACAGTTGTGTACTAAAATTTCATTAGCGAAAAAGTTATGATTGTCTGCAATTTCTAGATCGTATTTGTCATACGACTTTGCAAGTTTTTTAATGCTCTTGATTTTCATATTTGTTTAAAATTTCTTGAATTCTCTTTGATGTAATTTCATCATCCCATACAACCTCCACATTATAACCTAAACTTGATGGAATAATTTTAATTCTTCCGTTCCATCGAGTTCATCAACTCGCCGCCAGCATTTGAGATTATCTACCCACACACGATGATTACCAGTGAGTGTAATGTTTTTACCACTCTCAAAGGTGATTTTAAACCATTCTGTTTTTGTTTCATTAACGTCTACACCATTCTTGTACGTCCCAATAACAGGCTTTAATTCCTGTTCGTTAGTAGTTTCGTTGAATGTAAAAACATCCATACCTACTTTTACATCTTTAATTTTAATATCACCCAAAGATGTTTTAACAATTGTATCTTCGTGCAAACAGCCGTCCAATTTAGGTTGGCTATATACGGGATATCTTATCTCTTTCTCTCTTTTATCGAAAGATTCGGCAAGCATCGGTTCAGTGAAAAGTTCGATATCTATATCAGATAGATTTTCAAAATATCCACTATCTTTCTTTTTCTGCCAAATAGCACTTGCTTCTTTCGATGCTTGTTCTTCGGCAGTGGTCGCATTTGATCTTTTCTGATTCTTCGGGAAACATATCATCCACTCTGTGGTTTGAAGTTTACCATCAACTTGTCCATGAACAGTTCGATATGCAGAGCCTTCAACTTGAATAGTCCACTGTTGGACTGCACCCTTAGATGTCCGTGCAAATAATGTAGGTAAATCAGTCATTGATATTATACTTTTCGATAAATTTTAGGACTTCCTCTGGAACTTCGCCTTTGCCGAACCAAAGTGCAGATTCATTAAATAATGACACAAGAGTAGGAAGAACAGATTCGATCTGAGCATCTGGGGGCATCATAGTGTTTCGAAGATGAAAAAAGAATGCCGTCATATACTGACGATTCAAGAAACACATTTTTAACTTAGATTGTGGAGTGAATGAATTCTCTCCATCAACTTTTTGCATAAAATATGAAAAATTGTTATATTGGTAAACTTGATATTTTAACAACTTTTCCACTCTGGATGCATCATCACCGATCTCATTGAATCGAAATAGATCAGGTAACATAGGCAATAAGAAACATGGCACATTAGCCTCTGCTAATAAATCCAATGCGGCTTGCACCGCTTCGAATTTAGCTTGTTCATCTTCAGGAAGATCGGCTTTAAGCTTGTCATTCCTTTCATCCAATGATTTTTGTAATTTAGCAAACTCCTCTGGAGTCTTCAAATTATTCTGATTAATATCATTGGCATCGAACAGTTCATTTTCCATATATAGACATATTACCACACTTCGGAGAGTTATTCAAGTGGATTTTAAAGAAATTCGTATCAAATTTAGGAACAGTCCATTCGGGTCTTTGATCGACACATGTTATCACTAAATGCTTGCTGACAAACAGATCACGATGATATATAGAATCGATTGCAACCGATTGCTCTACAATCGACTGATCAAATTCGAAGACTTTGAAATTTCTTTGATATTCATTGAAAAAATTTATCTCCTCTTCATTGTTGATAAGTTTAACAGGGTTATTGTTAGGAATCCACCCTTCACCGTGACGAGTCCCGTAACATCGAGTGGTATAGTATATCGATGTAAATCTGCTTTCCCATTTTTTTAGATATTCTACTGCATTTTTCGATGTAGTATTTGCATATGTCACATTTGGAAACACCCCATGGTGCATATCAAGCTGTATTCCTTGGGAACCTTCAAACACAACATTATCTATCCCAAGATCATATTTTGGGTGCTGAATATCCACGATATAAACCTTATCTAAAAAGCTCTTCACTTCCTCATCTATAAGCTTTTCCGTTAGTCCTAACGAACGTAATTGGTCCCAATATTCTTCCGCAAAGTCCTCCGACTTACTCTCGACCAAATTTTCATAATATGCCCCGATAGCTTGCAATTTTCGTTTATGTATCTCAAGGTGTTTAAGATCAATCGCATAAAGATTATAGCAAGTTTCATCATTCCTCTTCATTGTTGCCCCAACTCCAAGACCACACGAACCATGGCGACGAAACCTATTCTCCGAGGCACGGTTAAATGCAACATCGTAAATTGTCGTAATTCGCGCCATAGGGTGGATATATACACGAGGAGGATTTATTCCTTTCTCTTGAAGAATTTCATATTCCTTGAGAAAGGTTCTAGGGAAAACCGTAGTATGTTCGATAAAAAATGTTTTCGATCCTTGAATCGTTCCCGATCCAAAATTAGAGAATACATGTTTTTTCCCATCGCGCATCACGCAATGGCCGCATTGCGGGCCACCGCTGAACCTGACGACTAAAGTAGAAGGGCCGTTGCAGAGATTATCCACAACGACCCCTTTCCCTTCATCGCCCCAGGAAGTTCCAAGGACAATATCTGTTTTCATTAAAGTATAACTTCTTCGGGTGTTGGTGTTACTTTTTGAGCTTTATCCATTTTTTCGACCACTGGAAGATCGGAGCCGAGAATGATCTCGGAGACAATCTGTGGTATCAATTTATAGTCCGTTGTGACTTTACAACGATCACCTAATAGTTGCTTCCATCCTGCCTCTGCATCTTCCGAGCGGTATCCATGATTGATATGAATATGAAACACGTTCCACTTTTCTTGGGCCGCTTCAAGGATTTCATCGACCGAAAGAGTTGCTTGTGCATCGTCGGAATCTTTGAAAATCTCTTTGATAGCATTTTTTGGAAGACTGCGTAAAACAGGCTCATCCCCAATGGTGATTAGAAATCCTTTCTGGTTTCTTTTCGTCCATGCATCAGTAACCGTGTGATTTGCAGCAACTTGCCAAACAAGATGATAACTCTCACCTTTGTTGCCCCCGCCACCTCCTTCGATATAGGTTCGTGTCAACCACATATCCAATTCGGTGTCCCCACTCTCAAACTGAGAGACTTGCAGAGGGTAACGATCACATTCATGGTCGCCAACGGCAACAAACATCAGAGATGCATCTTCGACTCCATTTTGAATCAAAGTTCCCATTAAAGTTGGAAGACCATCCTTAATCAATTCATGAGGGATTTTACCCATCGAACCAGTCACATCAAGCCCCAAAATAATAGGAACAGTGTTAGGGTGTGTTTCGGAATCAAAACATTCACGTTTCTTAAGATTTTGAGAGAGCATCGTTTCGTGTGCCTTCCGTTCTTTATTTTGAGTGAAGATATCTCCAACCGATGCACTATTATAGTGAGAGACAGCATTCACGCTCACCCCAGCAGAGTTGACGAACATTCGTAAATTGCGATTATCTACGCAGTATGCAGTGTATCCCATATAATTATAGTGCCTTTCCGAAGAGTTTCGCGTAACGTTCCGTTGCCACTTGAAGTTTAATTTCGATATTACGAATTTTAACACCAAGTTCGATGTCTTTATCCGCAAATTGCTTACCATCAAAGTCACTTGCAAGTACAAGACTGTCAGCATTTGTAGGAGACAAATCAAGCATGTTATCGCGGGCGCGATTCAATTTTCGCAATTCATGTTGCATATCTTCAACAGTTCTCTTGAACTGAATATCTGCGTCCTCAATAATACTGGCGGCTCGATCATCACGGATTTTAGTATTATTTCGCTTCAGCAAATCTGCAAAAAGCCCGACTGTTTTTTCGTTTGTATCACTCATAACAATATTAATATAACACAGTTTATTCAGCTTGTCAAGCATTCTCTCGCACTAAAGAGTAAATTAAATAGGCATCAATATAAAGAGCTATCTGTTTCAGAATTGCTCGATAAGCCTTCTCGTTCTTTTTATCATCATATTCCTTTAAGAATTTTTCAAAGAAGTATTTTATTGTTTCGATATCTTGATTCGTTTTCATATAATTCAATCAAAATAGAAGTATTTCACATCCTCAACACCATCGACATCGACTTTAAGACAGGTTTGGCGTGGGCGAGATTTATATCCCGAATTATCTGCATGGCGACATCCACCAACTAGTGTGGGGAACATATATCCTTCAAAATTAGTCATCTCGTATGATTCTGAGTGGTGCTGATCTGCGGATAGATAATAAATTCTATCCGTCCCATTTAAATCTTTCGGTTTGGCAAGAATGATATTGTTAACGTATGTTTCTCTTCCCTTACCTGGGGCGGGGAGACGGTCCCTGGAAACTGCACTATATCCGTGCTCTACCACGAATAGGTTTTTATGGATTTTAAATGTGAGGAATCTCTCGTTTGTAACTGTGAATGAAATACGAGGGTCATTTCTGAAGTAGAGGGATAGCATCTTAACTAAGACATAATCACCCAATGCAGAGTGATTACCTGAACATGCAAACACATTAATGTTATTATGGACAGTGACAAGTTCATTAACAAATGCGACCATTGAGTTGAATGCCCTTTCAAGCTGTTCTTCAGCGATAGGATGTGCCTCAAGCTTTGTCCCCTTATCGGTTTCACCTGTCAATGTGTGGGACAAATCTCCCATGAAACATACATTCACTATCTTAAAAGAGTGTGATGAGATATATTTCTTCAACTTCTGTGCATATAGTGCCACGGCCTTTTCCGTCTCATCGATATTCCATTCCTTTTGATTATATAGGAATCTTTCATGTGCAAATAGACCATAGTGCCAATCTGAACAACCGACTATCAATTCTTCTGAGGAATTTTTATGATTACTAACACTGACAGTTTTTACCGGAACGTATTTCGGTGGAGTCCAACCACCGATGAAGCTCTCAAGAGGATTAAGAGATAATTGGTTAAATTCGCGCCATTTCTGTGCATCTTCCTGTGTTTTCTTCCAATCCAGTTTTTCAAATTTCTGATTGATTTGGAAAGATTTATTATCCAACATTTCATCTACCAAATGATCTTCAGGTTCGGCATCAATTCTCTCTTTAGTAAAAGGAAGGGTATCGTGGGTAACTCCTAATGCCTTAACAATAAACTCGACGACCACTTTAGGGATACCCATTTTAAGAGATATCTCTCCCATTGTATATGGCCTCTTATCGTAGTTCGAATATAACTCTACAATCGAATTGACTTTTTTGTCGCCAAGAACAATGTTTTTACCGAATTTTTCACCGGAATGAAAAATGTATTTCTTCGTATTTTCATTATAAGAATACTTTTCCTCTGTCTGAATAGATGGATTACTCATAGATTTTTAATGTCATCACAATAACGCTTAGTGAAGACGATGTCAAGTTTTTTCTTTAAAAGACTCCTGGTGACTGATAATCTTTACCTGGAGTGATACCACGAGTATCTACGCCATAGTGCAGCTTCAACCAATTGAAAATCTCTTCAATATTTCTCTCTGTCACATCGCCTATATTGATATTTTCTGTTGCTTTACCGAATAGCATACAGTTCAGAATGATACGAACCCAGTATAATCTACGGGCATCATCTAGCTGTTCTTCTTCGGGAACATTTCGGTTAATCATTTTTATTTTTTGAATAATAGGTTTACCGCTAATTTCTTCTGTCTCTGCCCATCTTGAGGCTGTTCCTTCAAATTTATCCATTATGTGCTCGATAAATGCAAGGACGGGCTTCCACTGTTTGGTTTCTTCAAAGTAATCAGGTATTTTTTCGAAAGGATAAATTTCATCCTTGATTTTTAATTTGTATTGATGGACATCTTTTGCATCTAAATTGAAATATAGTGCTCGAACTGCAACTTTGGCCAGTTCGATCTCTTCTGGGTTCACCTTTTCTTCGGGTTGACCTTGTTCATCGGCCATTGCATCGATATCCATTTCTTCTGGTAAACCTCCTTCACCTTCGGGGGAAGGTGGTGCATCTTCACCGCCTCCTTGTTCATCGGGAATTGGAGGAGGGCTATCATCTTCTTCTTTATCGCCTTGGGCCTCTTTAAGAAGTGTAAGATATAGATCGTCAAATTTCATATTCAATTATTTAATAGACTGAGTGATAAAATCCACAAAACGAGAGAAACGAACAGGGTCTTGCGATAATTTTCGCGTTGCTTGATTAAATTGTTGCGGATTATGTTGTCTGGAAGACAAAAGATTAGTGAATTCCTCGATCTCTTGTGGATCAGTAGCAGGATTCGTAACAGCATTTGCTCCTAGTCCAGGTTGTTGAGTATTAGCAGCGGCGGCAGCAGCTTGAGTAGATGCACCTGGGGTTGTCGATGCAAATTTAGGTTTACCTGCAAACTTCATATCCACACCACCTTGAACAGGTGTATTTGCCACATTTCCAGCAGCAGGATTGGATTGCTGTTGGGTGTTTCCAGACATGTTAGACATTCCACCCCGACCGAAATTTAACTCTAATAATATATCGCCATACACTTTATCGAAAGCTGTTTTATTTTCACTCATATTCCTATTTATCGAAGATAAATCTAATTCCATCTGCCCTTGCTGTCTTAATCCGACAAACTTAGAATAATTAACATTAGCTTGTAATTTACGTTCAAGCGCAGGAATGTCTAACAGTGATGCATCGACATCCCCGTCACCATGTAAATCATCATTCAATAGCCTATATGCAGGAACCAACATTCTAGAATCGATCAGTTCCTCCAAATCAGCCTCGGTGTCATAAGTCAATGCCACGGTGACTCGCGGATATCGTATATTCGATTTTAATGTCACCTTAATCTTCGTTGTTGACCCATCATATGGAACCAAAAAGGTTCCCATATTTTCAACACTTTTAGAAGGTATACTGGAAGGTAACTCTAAATAAGTCTTAAGAGTAAAATCGGTTTTGATTAAAATATCTGGATATTTTTTATTGATGTTTTCGAAAAGGTGATTATCAATAATATCAAGCTGTGCTCTCAGTTTTTGGCGAACAGTGTCGGGTAATACCACATCGAATGCAGTATTGAAACTGCTATTTGAAACAGGTGATAGATGAACGCCTTCGACATTTATATCTTTAATTCCATACAACTCGTGTTCCGACAAAATAGGTGCTTCGTCTCCGAAATTTTCATCGGCAAATTCTTCTATGATCGAATCGGTATCCACCATAGCAAATTCATCTTTAATCCCGAAGAAATCTAAAATTTTGGTATTGAAATTGTATCTATAGTTCCAACATATCTCTTTTTGTTCACCTGAGTATCCTGATCGTGCAAAATCATCTAGTGTCTCCTCGATTAAATTGCGACAAGCTTTAAAATACCCGCGATAATCGAAATAACCCCCGTCATCTCTACCATAATATTCGCCAAATTCCCACATATTAGGGGCCTCCACGGAAGTTGAAATAGCAATATTACCATATACTCTACTCAATCTCCACCCTTCAATTCTAACTCCTTGCTCGCCATCGAGTTTAGAATTTATGACATCTATACCTATCAATTCTATAAGCTGTTTTGGAAAGACATATTTGAAAGAGATATCACCTCTATGAGAAATGGTTATATCTATACCTGACATCTCTTCCCAATCCCTAGTCCCAAATAATTCTCCAAAAACCTGTCCACCTTCTTCACGATCCACCTCATCCACCACTTCATCATAAAATTGCTCCTCGCCTTCACCATTTTCTTCTTCCAATTCATCTCTAAAATCAGAATCGTCATCGCCGACATTGTAATTGATATCTTTACCCCATATCAACTGCACTTGTTTAGAAATATCATAATCATAATCCTCATACGAACCACCTTTTAAGGTCAAGGTCGAGTCCCATTTAAAATTCTCAACATTCTGTCTCTGTGCCCATGCAATCATATGCTGTTTAAAATCATCATTAAACTCATATCCTGATTTTGCATATATTTTGGTCGTTGGAACCGCTAACTCATTACCATCCTCATCTAAAACCAAACGAATACGAATTCGTGCCAAAGGTTCTAATCCTGATACTGATCTTTCGTCGTCTAAAAATATCTCCTCTGCTTGAAGATTTTCATCATCATCCAATCCATCCGCTTGATAATCTTCTTCAGATATTAAATATGCAACCCCTGCATTCATCATTGCATCTGCTAATGCACAATAAAAATACTCACCCTTCGGAGAATGACATGAATAGTTTTTAAAATTCATGTCGCCCATACGGACTACATCAATTGGTGCTCTAGACAACACTACATACAATGATGTTTTTTCGGCCTCCGTTACTTGTTTCTGTAAATTAGTGGTTTTAAGCAATTTATCCAAATCATCAACCATCTTTTGGTATGCATTTTTAGATGCCTCATCTTCTGCGACCTTTACCCATTTTTCGACTTCTTGTTTTCTCTTAGTTAAAATCTTACCAAGACGTATCGGATTCTTCTTATCTTTATCAGCGATCTTATACCCTACCCATTGATCATAATCAATATCATAACCATCCCCTACATTCTTAGAGATATTGACCTTATACTCTGCACCACCTTTGAGTGGTTCTACAATACGCAACTTATCACCAAAAATAGAATTGAAAGGTAACTTCTTATCCGTCAACAAATCTTTAACATTGGACGGTAATTTGTCAACGTGCGATTGAGAAATTTCATGTAATATCTGTTCTTCTGTGAAGAAATCTTTAAAATTCATAAGTTTATTTATCTTTCTTCTTGACATAGTGAGCTATATGCGATAAATTGTCTGCGATACAACAAATATCAAAAACGCTATGGGACTTTTACGGGGGGACCATAGGGCGGATAGCAGTTTCTTTCTCAGTTGATCGTTCTGAGGCGTATCAAGAAATTGTAAGATATACTCGGCTCCTAACGCGCAATAAAAATGCATGATGGTGAGAGTTTCTTTTCCAGTCAATATTCATGTACTTCCACTATTAAAATAAATAGGTCTGGGGGTACGGGGGTATTTGACGGATTAAGAAACCTCTCACCAACGCGCTCAGAAATATCAATATTAATTTAATAAAATATAGTAAATTTACTATAATATTACGCCGAATAATTCCTTTGGAAAAACTGTTTGAAGCTTTCTCCTATTCTGTCCCTAACACCTGCTATTAATTCGGCATGATCCCTGCTTACATCTAATCCTGTTGGGATTCCGAGCATCTCTTTGTATTTTTCGATTTGCTTTTCGTTTTTTATACTTTTACCGTATGGCATTGTATCTGCAATAGATTTATCTGGTAATATGATCCCTATTGGGTTTCTTTCACTTTTAGCAGTTGAGTGTTGAATTTTAAATGCAACGATGTCACACCATACATCCCATAGATTTTTTGATATGTCTATTTTAATTGCATCTTCTAGTGATTTTAGAAATTGTAAATATCCCTCTGCTACCTTTTTTCCCTTATTATTGAATTCTTTTGTTTTTGGGTCTTTTGTTGCAGACTTCATCGATAAAGTCAGATCGCCTTCTTTATTTGTTTTTTTCGTAAAAAGACTATCAGGTGCTAATGATTGATATACTACAGAATTTATAGAATCTATACATCCTAGTTGTCCTAACATTAATTGAACTGCAAATGCTGCTTTTGTTGGACCTAGACCTGTTAATCTCTGTAATCTATACCAGACTTTTATTGATGTATTAAGTTTATCTTCTGCGGTTTTTCCTTTATTTGAATGAATAATTTCCATAACATCATTATATGTTTTGGTTTTATTCTTCCATAATTCTTTGATATAAAGAGCACCAGGTCCAATTCTATTAATCATAATGCTGAACGATGACGATGAATCATATCTCCAATCCGTTGTTTTTGGACTTGTTTTGGTTTTCTTATCGGTGGCTAAAACCCATCGAATGAAATCATCGAAACTGAATTTAACATCTGTCCATTGTTTTTGTATGGAAAAGAATACAAATGAAATTAAAATTGCCATATTAACATCATTTTCTAGTGCAAAAGATTTAATCTGTGGTTGGTGAATACAGAATCCACTGGAAATATCAGGTTTTTCTTGAGTACTGTCTACCATACCGACATATGGTCTTCCGTTTGCATCCAGTATCTCTTCCTTTATTATCATTTTATATATTTATTAGTAAATAGATTTAATATGACAGAGGGATTCGATTCTTATTTTAAATCTATTTTGGAGGCAATGACACCTTTTACTGGGGATCAACGAGTAGATGCAGGAAGAATGGCCGATTTAACCAAAGGAAGTTATACCGAGACTGCATTTTCATCTCTTTTACAGAAAAACAATGTAGTTTTTCGTCTTGCAAGTTCTAAAGAAGAAGTTCAAGATCATGTGGATTTTTTTGTTAAATTATCTGCTGGTGGTTATAAATCATTCGAAGTTAAGCCTTTATCTAAAGATGGAACATTTTATGCAATTGAATTGGTTGGTAGATCGGGAATGCCAGGTGCAATATATGGTAAAGCCGATTACATGGCATTTCATAATCCTGTAAAACAACTTTTCTATATTATTGAGAGAGAAAAGATCAAATCTTTGGTTGAGAAAACAGGTGGAGTTTCTGTTGATAGATGGGGTAATTTATCAAATGATAAATTTAGAACTGTTGATAATATCGAACAGGCAGATTTGTTTAGAAGAGCTTTCTATTTCCGTAGAAATGGAAAAGGTGGTAATGATCCATCCCTGTTAACAACCATATCTGTTGAGAAAATGAAAGAAATTAAAAGCTTCGTTTTAAAATAAAGATTGACAGATGATAGATCATGATGTATATTTCATTTAATATAAGATCATGATAACAGTTTTTACAGATGGTGCATGTGATAAGAATCACAAAAAAGAGAACATAGGCGGATGGGCATATGTTATTCTTAATGAATTCGGCGTTAAGACCACGGAAAATTCAGGTAAAGAAATCAATACCACCAATAACCGTATGGAGATGATGGCAATGTTAAATGCATTAAAAGCTGTTCATAAAAACCATAAAGGTGAAAAAGCTGTTATTCATTCTGATTCTGAATATGTCATCAATACTCTTACAAAAAACTGGAAGAGAAATAAAAATATCGATCTTTGGGATCAGATAATTCCTCTCATGGATGAGAAGATCACCTTAAAATGGGTTAAGGGACATGCTGGTAATCAGTTTAATGAATATGTTGACAAATTGGCATATCAACAAACTAAAGATTCAAAAATAACGATAATTCGATGAATTTACCTCTACTTAACAATTTTCCAAAAGAAGGCGATATTTTAAAGGCAAAAGAAACATTGCCTAGTCTTGTTTATCCTCACTTTATCAGTATCGTTGAAGATGCACATGATTCTATAATCCCTGGAAATGAATATACTGTTGTTAAATGTGAGGTGTATCGTTCTTGGTGTGCAGTATGGTTAAAAGAGTTGCCAAGTCAACATGGAGATAGAAAATTCCACTTGGCATTTTTTGATTGGAAGTATTAAAATTATGAACACTATACTAATTGAAAACGATGTCTTTAGTGAAGATGAAAAAATTACTAGAAATTCGTCTATAATTGCATCGAAATTTTTCAATGTGGTGGAAGTCGATAGCATACTAGATATCGAAAAACATGCAGATAAGAACATCTGTTTCTATCGTGGTTCTTTCGCTGTCGGTGCCGTCCTTCGTCGTTATTTCAATTTTAATGAACATTCATGGTTCTACAATTGCACGAGATGGGTTCCTGAACTCAAAAGGTTCTACATTAATAAAAAGTATAACATTCTGGACTTCGAAAGCTGTTTGAATTTAGATTTTCCGAAATTCATACGTCCTTGTTCTGGTAACAAATCATTTTCTGGTCAACTCTTTACAAACAAAGATCATTTCAATACTGAATATATCTTCACAACTGTCAATAGAAATGTTTCGAAATTCGATCTATGTCTATATGCACAACCTAAACTCATATCCGAAGAATATCGGTGCATTTTTGTGAATAGACAATTAGTGTCGGCATGTGGTTATTTGAAAGAGGGAGAACGTGTAGATTTCCCATGTTCTAAAGATGTGATCGATTTGGCTAATACTATTTCGACAGATTCATATTTTGCTATTCCGAATTTTGTCATTGATATTTGTCGGAACCAGAAAGATGACAGTTTGCATCTTTTAGAAATAAATTCTATATACAATGCTAGTTTTTATAGCTGTGATTTGTTCTCAATTTACGAAGCACTGGCAAATTTTTTCAATTATGAGACACGATATGGATAAATATCCTATATGGTCTTGGTCCTTGGTTCTTCAGGATATGTCGGTTCTAAAATTTGCCAATATCTGGATTTCCAAGGTATTCCCTTCATTACTTTCTCATTGAGATTTAACATAGGGAACATTGAAAAATTGGATTATGTCTGTCGAACAAAGGGTATAAAAAAGATAATCAACTGTTCGGCCTATGTGGGGGAAAAGTCGATTGATGACTGCGAGGTAAATGTCGGTAAGACCGAAGATGCAAACGTCTATTGTGTATGGAATATCGTAGAGATATGTAAAAAATACAAAATTACCCTAACACATATATCTACTGGTTGTGTTTTCGATGGAGATAATAGTTGGGATGAATCGGTGACTCCTTTTTTTGAAGAATCTGTGTACAACAGAACCAAAATAGAAGCAGAAAAAATCGTATCGACATATGATAATATTTACATCTGTCGTCTCAGGCTTCCATTCGATTTTATAGATCATCCAAAAAATTTCATTTCGAAGATGATGAAATTTAATAAAGTTGGAGATCAGCTTAATTCCATCACCAATCTTAACGATTTTGCACTGATTGCAGTTGAATTATCTCAACAGAAACATCCGTTTGGGATATACAATGTTGTAAATCCAGGGAAAATCAGTGCTCATGGAATTAAACTGATCCTCCAAGAATACAATTTGATCTCCGAACCTTGGACTGTATTAGATCGTAATGACCCGATATTCAATCTGCGAGCAAACACCACTCTCTCAAGTTATAAAATATTACATGAGGGTTTTGTGATGGACGAAGTTAGCTTATCTATACGTAAATGTTTAGATAATTGGGATAATTCAGATACTAACGTTTTCTGGTGATTACATCTGCCAAGGCTTTTTGGTAGGGCCGGAAAATCCTAGTGCTCTAAGTTTGACTTGTTTTTCAAGTTCTGCTTGTTCGCGTCTTTTTCTTTCGGCTTCTTCTTTATGTTTTGCCTCTTCTTCTTCAGAAACACCGTTGATTATTCGGTTTGTCGTCTCGAAATCATATAACACTGTGTCGTATTCTTTTTTCTGAATCTTTTGAGCCTGTTCAAAACCATCTGGAATACCTCTACCATCCACGTTAAAATCGTATAGCATTTGTGATGGATCGCGTCCTAACGATTTGATAGACTCTAGTGTCGCATTGAATTCTTCTTTTAAAGGAAACCCCCAATAACTTATAATATCTAGATTTTGCCATATTCTGAATTTCAGATATGTTACATGGTCGCCTTGTCTACCAACGAATTCTTTGAGATTCCCATTAGTCTTCATGTTTTTAGCCAAGTCTTTCAAGGATTCATCACTAGTTCTTCTCAATCTACTGATGAAAGAACCGTGCCCTGGTGAATCTCCACCTTCATCTCTTAACCTTTGGGAAATAGCCGAATCATCATATAACAAGAACACACTCATGTTAGTGGAAGGGATCAGTCCCGTGTATTCGCCTTTATAATAAGAATGATATTTCGAATCGTAAGTGACATTGTCTGGAGATTCCCTTAAAAGGATGCTGTTAATATATTGATCAAATTTCGGAGTCATATGAATATTTACATATTTAGATGTAGATTTTGTTCTTTACATATGCTATATTGATACGATGGCCGATTTAATTTTTACAGAAGACCAACAATATGCCTATGATAATATCATAAATTTTATTGAAAAGGGGTCAAATACATATACCCTATTAGAGGGTGCCGCAGGAACGGGTAAGAGCACGATAACCGCACATATCATACGATATGTGTTAGATAATGCGTTGTTCGGTAAGATTGCGGTATCGGCCCCGACGAATAAAGCGGTTCGAGTTGTAAAGCGTATGTTTACAACTGAAGAACATGAGAAAGTAGATTTTACCTCTCTCCATTCGCTTCTTGGATTGAAGCACAACATCACCAGTAATGGTAAAGAGATTTTCAAACGTGATCCTCGTTCGGTCTGTAAGTTGGCATTTTATGATTTGATCGTTGTAGATGAGGCATCCATGATTGCAGATGAACTGTTCAAGGAATTAGATGAGCAGAACTTTCGAGGTGTTAAAGTTTTATTCGTAGGTGACAGTAATCAGATCAATCCGATCAATCACCTTCATTCTATTCCGATGCTCGAAGAGAAAAGAAAAGAATATAATATAGGTCATTTCAAATTGACCAAAGTTGTTCGTCAGGCAGAAGGAAACCCTATTATTCAAGTTTCTCAAAAAGTTCTCAAGAACGATTTTGCATATGAGCCAGGGCAGAAACAAATGGTTGAAAAAACTGGGGTTGTGACTCTCAATTCTGATAATACTATTTTGAAAAAACTGCTCCACCTTTATTTCTGTAGTGAAAAATTTGACAATAATACAGACTATTGTAAAGTATTGGCATGGACTAATGCCACAGTTGATATTTTTAACAAAACCATCCGTAAGATGAAATATGGGAATGCCCCGAAAATTGTTAAGGGTGAAAAACTCATAGTGGATCGTCCGATAAAATATGATGGTGATAATGTCGAAGTTATGTTCACAACCAATGAGGATTTGGTCGTCTTAGAAGTCGAAGAGTCCCAAAAAGAAGCAGGGGGACAATTTTATAAATTTTACCTATGTCAAGTAAAAGGGGATTTAATTACTGATGAAATCAGGATAATCCATGAGGACAGTGTTAAAGATTTTGACCGTCAATTAAAGAAATTGGCAGATTCGGCAGAGAAAGAAAAGGATATTAAGGGTCGTATTAAGAAATGGCGGGAATATTATGGTTTCATGGAAGAGTTCGCAGCAGTGAAATACAACTATGCAATCACCGTTCATAATTCCCAGGGGAGCACATATGAGAATGCCTTTATTGTCTACCAAGACATAAACAAAAACCATCGTGCCGACGAAAAAAGGCGGATTTTGTATACTGCAATAACTCGACCAAAAGAAATGCTTTTCATTATTTAAAAATATGGACACGATGCAATCAATATTCGAATACTGGGTCGAACAAGTTAAGAACTCAGAGAAAAAACTATGCAATTGTTGTGGGTTTTTATGCTTGGATATAGAGCATATCTGTCCAAGATGCGGTGCATATACATTTAAATCTATATCTAAAGCAGAATTAGAAAAAGTTCCTATCGAAGATATAAAACTTGATACTCAGATTTAGAAATATGAAAGCACTCATTATAGATTCACATAAAGGGCGACTCGATAACAAAAATCTTCACTTGATTAATGCCCATCAGATAGCAAATAAATTAGGGGCCGATCTCATTTGTTCATATGAGGGGGTCAATGACAACATACAGTCTGGTTACGATGTTATTATTTTTAATCATGCATCGGCCTATTCGTTTGTTGACTATGCATGGTTAGAAGCTAATCCAAATGCCCGTCTATTCTATATAACTAATGAATATAATCTAGGGGAACCGAGAATTTTATGGATGGCGGCAAAAAGAGCTAATAGAAAATATACAGTTATAGCAAACCACCCAGCGGCGGCTAGTAAAGTTGTCACTAAATACACGGATGATTGGATAATTACCAATCTCAATTCGTTGATTTATAGTCCCGTAGAATGTGATATCAGTGAAAAGACCGAAGATTTGATTTATTATGGTTCATTTAGAAGCGATAGGTGTCCATATTTTAAGAAATATTTCTCAGATAACCTAACTGTCTCATCTCATATCAAAAACGTGAACAAATTTCGGGCAAACGGTATAAATGCATCGTTCATACCGAGAATAGATTGGAACAACGATGGTCTTAAAAAGTATCATTGTTCTTTATATATCGAGGACGTAACCACCCATACACATTATAACCATCTAGCTAATCGGTTCTACGAGGCATTGAATTATAAAGTTGTTCCTATCTTTGCAGAAGAATGCCGAACAACTATTGAAAAATCAAATTATCCTGTGGATAGAAATTTGATTTTCTCCGATATAGGAAGAATGCATAGAATTGTGAATTTTATAAAACAAAATCCTGTAATAGTAGAACACTATATGGATATTTTCGGTTCTTTGGCGCATGAAGAGAAAATTAAAACGCTAAACTATATTCACAAAGTTGTTTATACTTGATTTAATATGTTTTCTATGGTAAATTAGTCATAATGAAAAAATATTATATTGGATTTTTTAAATATGAGGATTCTCAGGTCTACATGAGAAGTATGCTCTCGGAGAATAAGGAAGAGTTAATGGCTTATTTGGAAAGCGTTGATTATGTTGATAAATCAACCATTCAGATCAAAGAGATAGAATTAAAATAAACATATGTTAATATTTGACGAACGTAAATACAGAGATAATCTAAAGGCCACATTGGGATTCCAAGATATCCCAGATGAAGAATTGTATGACCATAATTTGGTATTGAACTCCCCTATGGGTGGAACTAATGCCTTGTCACTGTCTGTCGGGAAATATATCGACACAGATGTTGAAATGGCAAGAGAAGCATACAACAATCTCGCCGAAACTTTCGATGATGTCGAAATTCCAGAATTGGCACCTATCGAGGAAGGAAGGGTTTCTGTTCTATCTAATAAAACCACTTTTGACGGTTCTAAGATCAAATATTTTGATATCGATGTTCCGGATGATGAGGGTAGTATAACTCCTTTCACAGTAGCAATATATGTTAATTCTTCTTCTCTGGAGTCTATCCAAGAGTCTAAGAATCAAATCCAACAAGTCACTCATCATTTCACCTTTGTCGGAGAAAGAAAGAGCGAAGATTTGACGGGATTAGAAAGAATCATCAGCTATTACCAATTTGTTAATTTGGTAGGTAGGCTTGTTCATCAAAGTGATAGGAATGATGTTGCTGCCCGAATAGCAGAGAAGATCGCTATGGAATTTGAAGGTGATCTAGCCCTTGATGACATTAAGAAACAGTTTGGATTTTAATTATATGGACGAGGAATCTGCGAAAGAATTATCGAAATTTTTCGAAGCTACTGCCCCATCTTTAGCCGAGTTAGAGACATCGTATAAAACTCTGTTTAATTTCCGGCCAGCCGATTATGATCAATTTTATATTGATTGTATGCGCCCGATATTAAGACGGACAAAACTCACCGAGATATATGACACGTATCAAATGCAAGGTCCGGTCGGATTGGCGGCGAATCATGATCGAAATGGTGAATTCCGATATTTCGCCATCGAAGCAGGAACGATAAAATGCCTCCGTGAGGATTTCTCGGATATAATAGAACATTATAATCCTAACGATTATTTTTTATATTTTTATAAGTTTGTGGATGC